CTTCCGACTCGTCTGACTCTTCTGATACTTCTTCTGAAGCTTCTTCTGATTCTTCAGCCATAGACATCTTTGGTTTCTTAGCCTCTGATTCGTCTTCTTTCTCTTTCTTGGCCATTTCTTCCTTTTTAGGTTTCATGGCTGCTAAAACATCAGTCATAGCATCAAAAGTTTCGTCGTCTAAGGATTCGAATTTTTCAATAGTAGCATCGGCTGAATCATTGTCTACTCCAGATTCGATAAGCTTGGCTTTTCTTTGCATCATCTTTTCTTTTTTCTTCATCTCTTCCTCTTTCATCTTGTATTCAGCAACAAGAGTTTCTGCATTAGAAAGAGATTCTGTTAAGGATGCAATCTTTTCTTCTTGTGCCTTGATGGTTTCTTCGTGCGAAGCAACTGTTTCAAGAATAGAAGTAAGTTCTGAGCCTTTGTTTTCAATTTCTTCTGATTTAACTTTTAGCTCTTCGTCAAGCTTAGAGATCTGATCAGCCTTGGCATCAGAATCGGCTTTGCTTGCGGTAAGAGCTTCGGATAATTCAGAATACTGTTTTTCTAGATCTGAAGCTGTCTTCACAAAGCTATCTTTAATAGCTTCAGAAGATTTAGCAATGCTTTCAATCTGATCTTTAATTTCTGATACGTCTTTATCTAAGTTCATTGGTTCAACCTCCGAGTTAAAGCTTGACTTAAGTGTTGATACACCTAATTCTGTAAAATTATTAATATTTTGATCATCTTTTTTTTCTGGCGTCTGATTTATTTTCAAAATGATACTTTCAGGGTTAGCTGGCTTAGCAACAAAACCCTTTCCGCTGAATACAATATTTCTTAAAACTCTGCCAATTTTGTAATTTTCATGCTCTCCAGTACCGCCGTATGCTCTTAAGTGTTTAGTAAGGTGTGCTGTGGATTCACTCCTGGGAAGCACCTCGTATTTATTGGTATTCTTTTCTATAAGACCATAATCAAAGCCACTAAACATACATTCCATACTGACATATTTTTGGCCGTTTTCTATTTCCTGTATAAGATTTTCTGCTCTCGACCTTAGTTCTGGATCAGAAAACGCTCGGTATATTACGGATCCTGTTAATATGTGGTATTTATTTGGAAGATTATCTTCTGGAGTATCTTTATCTATAAGTAATCCGTCTTCAGTAATTGGCCAATTAGAAATAATATGACCTATAATTGTTTTTTCATCATGCTCTAAATTTGTTGGCTTATCTTCTGGGGTGCTTTTAGCTCTCCAAACTTCTAAGCTATCGAAAATATCATCATTTCTATTCCAGTTAGATGTTACTAAGATAGACTGAACATAATATAAGTCTTCGTCGCTATATGAAGCTAGACTTTTATATTCATTTTTATTTTTGTTATGCAGTATATTGTCTTTTGAAGATGGTACGGCTTGACTAGCATAACTAATAGAAGCAGTAGACTTAATCATTTCAGACAAGCCATCCGCTACTTCTACATCATAAACTTTGATATTATTCATATTTTAGGCCTTTTTGAGTACAAGTGTTCATACACCAAAGAATAAAAAGAAGACTTTATATGTTTGTTTGACTCTGAGTTTAATTCATAATTGGTCTGATGTTTAATGTCTTTGACCCAATCATTGAATTTATTATATATGGAAATGTTTTGTGGGGAATTTATTTTTGCAAGAGTATTTTGAATAGAATCCTCTGCTATTACTATATCGGGATGGCTAGCAAATAAGACTTGTGTTTTTAGTCTATCTAACTCCTGGTGTTCGGCTTTTGATAAACTCCTTAAATTTTTCTTGTTGTAAAAGGTCAACATGATGGGGTTTATTATGTCTGATATTTTATCTTGAGCTTGCGCTGCCCAAAGTGCTATTTTTGCCCCGGTTTGTGGTTTGAAGGTTTTTTCTTTTCGCTGCTCTTTGTCTTTTGATAATCTGGGTCTTCCTTCTCCAGGTACTCCACGCAACGATTCCGGGGAATCGTTAGCCAACTTCGTTGATGACATTTCCTGTTTAAGTTGTATTGCTGTTTTTTCTGATGGTTTTTTCTTTGGTAAGCTGAGACCAACTTGGGAAGGCGTTACTATGCCTAATTGTAAGGATAGTTTCTTTAATGCATTATCGAATTGTGGATCATGCCAAGGCCCAGCCTTTTTAATCATTCTGTCTGACTTCCTATCTCTGTTTTCTCTATTTAGTCTTGTTTTTTCCATATCAGGATCAAAACCAAACTTGGTTTGTAGTAGCTCGTCACTAATTAGATTTCTATCAGCTAATTGTATAAGTAGTGCTTTTTCAGCATCCTCATTACTTAGATCCATTCTGTCAAATTCTATACTAGCCGGAAATCTAAAACCCATTGCTTTTTGTACCAATACAATTTCTTTTTCCCAAAAATCCATCAATAAATCTCTACCGTACTGTAGTCTTTGGGTTAGTGTTTTTAGTGATATGAAATTATTTGTAGTGCCAGCAGCACCGTATGTTCCAGTAAGAGTTGGAGGGATTCCAAGTCCAGCATATATACTATTTAAGTGAGGTGTATATTTACCTTCTCCTAGAAATTGATGTACGTTTGTTTTGCTTTCTAGTAATTCTATATCTGGCCCCCACACCAAATCCATTGTTCCTCCGCCAACATTATTTCCTAAAATCTGAGCGAGTTTAGCTGTAGCCGCTTTTGTCGGAGCTATCTTGTGTTCAAGACTACCTAGCTTAAAAATCCTAATATTGGAAATGGCCCCATCTAATGCTGCGATATCTGCGAGTTTTAATTTTTCGATGACTGTAATATCATCCATGATTGCATAAATCATAGGATAAGCCCATGTTTGCCAATCATCTTTCTTATAATGATATACTACGACTTTGTTGGGGTCTAGAGGATAGGGCTTTCTTGTCTTAGCGGCATCTACGATAGAAGGAGGAAGATTGTTAATAATATTTTTTTCATTATCGTTTCTTGGAGAATTTACAATTTTTCTTATTCTGGCTGGTAAAACCAACTCATAAAGTTTATCGTGTACAAATGAAGATAAAGCACCAGCAGAAACTTCTACACATACAGGATCTATGAAAGTATATCTCCAAGGGATTTCTTTCTTTTCTATTTTGTATTCTGGTAAAGTATCTATCTTTAGGTCGGCAACACCTATGGCTTTATAAAGATCTTTTGCTACTTTGGTTCCAATTTTACCAGTTTGTTTATTTATAACAACATTGCCCGTCTTGTATAGGTTATTTAAAAATCTTTCGCTTCTATCTTTGCCGTTGATTTTCTTAAACCACTGCCTATAAAATCTCTCAATCCTTTTATTCTTATGAACAATTTTTATTCCTTGTACGGCAAAATCGCCCATAAGATCAATCACATTTTTGACTAAACCAACTCTTTGATATATGTCTTCCGCTTTTTTAATTACCGCCTTAACATGTTTTGGTACGGCTTCATCTGGACGAAAATAGTCATAATCTTGTCTTGTTAATCCTGGTCGGCCTCCAGTATTACCATCCAAATTAGAGAAATCGTTGTAATATCTACGACCGGCTACGGCTTTGTTTATTCCAGTATATTCTTCTAGGGCTCCAGCAGAAGCTTTGAGCGCCTCCCCTTGAGTATTAGGGTCATTAGTCCAAAAAACATATGCTTCATTAGGGGAAATAGAGGCATTTTTAATAGGCGATTGTTTATCTGACATATCATTCGTTTTGTAATGGTATTGTAATTGTATTGATAATTATATACACTAATTATCTGTAAATTCCAGTATAAATATCTGCATTAGCTCCTTGGGTGAACCAATCTGGACCTTTATACATCTCTCCGTCCTGTTTTGCGCTGCTGCTACGCAGGTTGTCTCCAATAATATCATAAGATATTGGAGCTGATTGTCTATGCATTTGTCTAGCTAACATATTAGCTATTACTAATGAGCTATATCTATCTTTGCGTAATCGACCCTTTTTTCCTCCGTGCATTTTAACTTCTGGAGTATCCCATCTATCTCTAGCGTTGGGACCATTGCTGGTTTGAGTCATAACAATAGTAGTTAATTCGTTTTTAAGCTCTTCTATTTCCATAATACAATCTTGTGCGCTGTCATATAGATTTGTGCTATCTGTATCTATGATGTCCTTGCCTTCTTGCAACATAGATAGTCCTAAACTTAGATTATCAAATCTTGGAAATAACAAAAGTTTGTCTTCTAGGTCTTTTCGTAAACCATGGTTAGCCTGTGAGGTCCATTCTGATTTAGCGAATTGTATTAGCTCTAATATGTGTAATCCAGATTTATCGTCAGTTTCTTTCGCTTTGTTTGGATCAATAGCTGGCCATATAGGCACTTCTCCCTCTTGGAGTTTAGAAGGATCATGAAGAGCTTCTTCGATAGCAACGCCACCGCCTTGAGCATCTAGTCCAATTCGTGCGCAAGGAAATATTTTCATAAGATCTCTTATTTTTCTAGCACAAAAACCATAAAAATCGTGTTCATTGACTAGTCCTGTTTTTTGTCTGTCCTGAAAATTTGATCGATTAGTAGTCCATACATGAACAACCCTAGAATGATCAGGATGTAATTCTATAATTACAATGCAAAAATTGTCTTTTTCGCTAGCGGGATCAATACCATATATGTATTCTAAATTAGGATCACCCTTGGTCTTTGCTTCAAAAATAATTTCTTTTTCGCCTATCTTGATAGGATTGGGATTTCCGGTAACACAACTTTCTATCAAACTTCTTCTAAAAAATCCTTCACTATCATTGACAAAACAGGCAGCATATTCCATGTTATATATACCAGTATGAATAGTAGCTTTGGCTCTTGATACTTGCTTATCATCCATGAAGCCCTTAGGTATTAATTCATAAGGTATTCTAATTACGCTATAATCTTTCCAATTAAAATTTTCTGGAACTTCCCCAGTAAATATTTCTTGTAATTTATTAATATCTCCTTTGCTTTCTACAATAGCCTTATATCTTTTCCAGTACTGGGCAAAGTGTTTAAAGCCGTAGTCTGCTGTTCCCGATATGATAGCTTGATTACTCTTTCTGACTATTAAGCTTTCTAATTCTGGTGTCCATAAACCAGCATCTTGCATAGCCTTTTTTCTTGCTTCCTCTTTTACATTTTCAATAGGGCTGGCACTAACAGCAGCGAAACCAGCAACGACTGTTTCGTAAATATCGGGAGATATAGATGCGAATTCATCAGCAACAATAATATGCGCTCTTAAACCTCTGATTTTGCTACCGTCGCCCATAGGAATAGCAATAGTCCAACTATCTCCTAGTCTTAATGTGCATCTATCTACATCTCTTCTAGGCCCGTCATCGTTGCCGCTAAAAATACTTCTCAGTACAGGGCTATTCTTCCAGATATTTTCCATATACTCAAATAAAATCTTACTCTGTCTAAATGCGGCCCCAACAACAACTATTTTGGTTCCTGGAACAAACGTGCATTTTAATATACAGTATAGACTCATCAAAAAAGATTTACCAAATCCACGGCTAGCAATAAACATGGGAAATGGTCTATGCCAAAATTCTTGTAGAATAACCATTTGAATAGGGTGTAGCTCTATATCAAACAGCATTTTAACTGTAGACCCAATATAGCTTGTGTCTCTCATTAGTTTCATTAAATGAGTGTCTGGATGCTCAATGTCGTATTTCGATCTGTGTATCATTGGATTTTTAATATCCAACGAACTTAAATCACCAAGACCTAACCACGCATTGTCATAATTAGCCATCTGTTAATTCCTTAGATATATGGTAATACATTCTTTTGAATATCATACCAGCAAGCTTGCTTGCGCTCATAGGATCTCCGCAAAATATTACTTTGATATTATGTTTTAATTCTAAATCCAGAATATTTTTCATGATAAACGCTGGAGAAATTCTGATTTTACTCCACATCCTTTTAGGAACATTAGAGCCTACGGGATATTTTAGTATGTCTTCAACACTAAACTCTAACAGAAAGAATGGGTATTTGATATCTTTTAGTCTCGCAATAACATCCTTAAAACGAGATTCTGTAATATTATTTGCAAATTCACTAACAGACTTTTTGCGTTCTATACAAATTAAATTTTCGAAACCTTCAATAGAATAGTCGCCAGTATCTAATTTAGCTACTGTGCTCATATAGTCCTGGAATGCCCAGGGTTGTTGTTCTCTGGTATCTACGACTATTCTGAAGTCTTCGTTTTTCATGTTGAGATTGCTAGCCAGAAACAGATTCTGCTTCTTTAGAATCTTCTTGATTCTTTGCTATAAGCTTTCTTGATTTGTATATGGCCCTCTGAACCATAGACTTTGCAACAAATTCTACGTAAGGCAATTTTCTTTTCTGGCTTTCTTCTTTTAGCCAAGAAAGAATAGTGTCAATATTCTGCTCACACCAATCTGGGCCTTTTTCGTTCATTTCTAAGGCGTGACGGCGACAACTACAATTAGATGAAGACTTAATACCAATAGTCTTTATCATGCTCGTTAGAATGCTTCCTGGTCCATCTGGGTCTTGTTCTAAGGTTTTTGGAAATTGATTATTAATGGTTGTTTCAATATCGTCGCCCAATACCATCAAGAGCTTGTATGTTAAAGATGTAATATTGATATCGTCTTGATTATTTTCATAGTCTTCACCCTGATATAACATGAATCTACCAGGAACATTGCTAAACGTAGCAAATGCCATTTTTTGCTCTGGATGAATATGATATAAAACATCAAGCTTGTCTACAACTTGAGGTTCTGGGGTAATAACTTTATCATTCTGGTCCGTATATGGAGGAGCTTGAATAGTTATAGTTTTTTCTAATTCAATCATTGCTGTTCCTTTTCTTGTTTTTGTTAAAGTCTGATAGTAAAATTTTTAAAAAAGCTGTACTATATTGATCTTCCATTCCTCTTATCATGTCGTGGTGTTGTTTGCAAAGAGTGATACCATTATTAATCTCGTATCTCAAATGCGGAAAATCCGACCAAGTTTTAATATGGTGAGCGTTTATCTTGTGACGAGAACCACAATTAGGCCACCTACAACGAAACTTATCTCTTGAATAAACTTCTTTTCTCCATTTTTTATAAACTGGATCATTAAAGTTTCTTCTCATCTAAATAGTTCCAAATCACTATACACCATATTGGCCACTAACTGCTGAAAGTTGTATTCTGGCTTCCAATCAAGAGTTTGTCTAGCTTTAGTAGCATCGCCCTTAAGAAATTCTACTTCGCAAGGTCTATAAAATTCAGGATCAATTTGTATATAATTATTATAATCTAAATCCCAAAGCTGGAAAGCTTCTTGTAGGAAATCTTTTACACTATGGGTTTTCCCTGTTGCTATTACATAGTCGTCTGGAGTATCG